CCTTGGCCTGCTGGAGCTGCGGGCCGAACTCGATCAGGTCGGCGATCTGCACCTTGACCTGCATCAGCCCGTCCACCGTCTGGAAGGTGACGTTGCCCTTCTCGCCGCCAGCGCGGGCGCCATACTCCTGCTCCAGCAGCTGCTGGAAGCCGTTGAGATCGGCGAAGGTATGTTCCTTGAAGCGGGCGATCTGGGCCGAGAGATCGAGCGCGAAGGCCATGACCTTGCGCACCATCTCGTCCTCGAGCTTGTCGGCCGGCTTCACCAGCTCGACCGGGACGAGGCGGCCCTTCGCATCACGCATGTGAGGCTGGCCGCCGACATCGACGATGCCGCTGACGATGGCGGGCTGGGCAGGCGTGTTCTCAGACATGGACGGTCTCCTCGGTTGAAGGTGCGGAAGGGTCGCCATCGGCCTGCTCGACGATGAGCCGGGACATGGCGACGATTTCGTAGGTCGAGACGCGCACGGCCTCGCGCTCGGGCGCCGAGAGCACGCGGCGGGCAGTGGCGAGCGGATCGATCGAGACGGCGAAGCGCAGCAGGCCGGCGCGCTCGAGCGCCTGCAGCGTGCCGAGGAGCGCATCCGTCGAGAGCCGGAAGCTCTCGCTCGAGGCGCGCAGCTCCTCGGCCCGGCGCAGGCCGTGGATCACCATGGTGTGGTCACGACCGCCGGAAAGCCGGCCAATCGTGGACGGGCCCAGCGACGTCATCTTGGTGGCGAGCCACCAGCAGGCGTAGCGGAGGTGGACCCGCTCGTCGGCGCCGGCACGGCCCGCTACCATGATCTCGTGTCGGCTGACGCCGGCGACGGCGCCGACCGCCTGGACGATCATGTCGAAGGTGACGTGGCGCTCGCTCATGCCGCGTGGCCTCCATCGTCGAGGCCGGCCGGCCGCGGGGCGCGCGGGAAGCTGACGACGTTGCTGTCGCCGATCGGCATGGCGAGAGTGGCAAGGCCGGGACGCGTGCCATGAACCGGCCCGCCACCGTCCAGCTGGCGCTGGATCTCTGCCTGCTGGCTCCGCAGCGCCTGCTGCAGGGACGGCGAGACCGCCGCGCTGGCGACGATGTCGAGATCACGGGCGATCGCCTCCATCTCGTCGGCATCGGCCGCGCGCTGTTCGAGCCGCTCGGCCTTCTCCGCGAGCAGGCACAGGGACACTGTGAGATCGCGGCAGGCGTCGATCGTCGGCCGCTGGTGGGAAGCGACATAGACGCGGAACAGGTCCCGCAGCTCGCGCAGATCGGCGGAGAGGGGCTTTGCCTGCATGGCTCAGCCCTCCCGGCTCGGAACGGCGGGAACGCGGCCGAGATGGCGCGCGTGGCGGACCGCTTCCTCGCGATCGAGCTGGGCGAAGCCGACCGCTCCGGCCAGGCTGGCGCAGGTGCCCGCGATCAGGATGAAGCCGTAGACCTCCGGGTCCCTGACGAAGTGCAGCATCGCGCCGGCGACGAAGCCGCCGAGCGGCACGAGGCTGATGCAAAGGAGCTTGAAGGCTGACCGGATCATCAGGCGACGTCCTTCTGCTGGCGATTGGGGCAGGTCTTGCAGGCATGGAAGAGCCGGGCGCGGGTCGAATTCGTCGCCGCGAAGGGCTTGGCCTGCTCGGTCAGGCAGCGGTCGCGGCCGATCTCGTCCAGGATCGGGCAGAGGACGGTCTCGCCCATCAGGGCGCCCCGGATCTTGGCGAAGACCTTCTCCTGGTCGCCCGCTTGATACTTGTTGGCGAGGACGTAGGAGATGGTCGCGTCGGAATAGCCGAGCTGGCGGGCGACGGCGCGCGAGGTGCGGGCCTTGCAGGCCTGCGCCAGCACGGCGACTTCCGGCGGCATCGCCTCGCCCCAGGCGAGGCGGGCGCGCTCGACCTGGTCGACATGGGTGGGACGGCTCATGCTGCCCTCCCTTCCGGACGGTTAAGGTTAACCGCCTGATCCAAATTGCGATCGTAGAGGATCGTGCCGCCGGCGAGCGTCGCCGGAGCTTTCGGACCGGTGTTGAAGGCCGGCATCAGGCGCCAGCGGGCGATCAGACCAGGATGGGCACGATGCCCGATCTCGGCGAGATAGCCGGCGCTGGCGAGGGTGCCGACATATTCGCGGGCGCGCTTCACCGTCACCGGCACGGCATCAGTGGAAGCCGCCACGGCGAGCTCGCGGACGGTGAACTGGCGCAGCGCCCGGATTGCGGTCCAGAGCTGCTGGGCCCGCCGGCCGCGATCGTCGGCGAAGTCCGGCCGACGCTCGACCGGCGCCGGGGCGCGCAGGTCGAGCACCTTGTAGAGGTTGGCGCTGCGGTTCTTGATCGTGGGCTGGCCGCCGACAAGCTCGATATGGCCGTGCTCGGCGCAGAACAGGACATAGGCCTTTACCGTCTGCCGCGAGCGGCCATTGCTGGCCTTGTGCACGTCGGTGATGGTGAAGCCGCCGCGGCGCGTCATCGCCACCATCTGCTTCCAGTAGTGGAGCGGGCCGCGCGGCAAGGCGGCGGTCGGGGCGGTGCGCTTCATGCCGCCCTCCGGCCGCGCGCGGGCGGCTCGCCGGTGTAGAACTGGTCATCCGGGAAGCCGTCGAGATCGCTGACGGCGTGGACGCGGGCCCATTCGACCGCCTTCTCCAGATTGACGGTGATGCGGCGGGCCCGGCCGCCGGACTTGCGGCGGTTGCGCTCCAGGAAGCCCTCGGAATAGCGCAGCGTCGCCGGCACGAAGAGCTTGGCGAGCAGCTGGGTGTCTTCCAGGTCGCAGGGCTGCGCCGCGACCCATTCAAGCACGCGGTTATGGGTGCGCTCCGAGCGCTGCAGCTTGCTCGGCAACTCCTCCTCGCCGATCAGGATGATCGGCACCTGGGTGGCCTCGTGGATCTCGCGAATGATCTCGATGAAGCCCTTGTCGACGGCCTTGTCGGCCTCGTCGATCAGCAGCGGCGGATGACCGGGCTCGGCTAGGCGCTCGATCGCCATCTCGGTCAGGCGCGGCACGGTGCCCTTGGGATCGTGGACGCCGAGCTCCTTCATGATGGCCCGGATCAGGGTCAGCCGGGTCCAGCTGTCGCCGATCTCGACGCGCAGGGCGTTCTTCCGGTTCTGCAGATAGATCGCCGCGAAGGTCTTGCCGTAGCCGGAATAGCCGTTGAAGACGCCGAGGCCAGGAAGATGGGGCGGGCGCTCAATCAGGCGCTCGGCCAGCGTCAGCATCGCCGCGACGTTCTTCAGCGGCGCCAGCGATCCCTTCGGCTTGTAATCTGATGAAGTCATCGTATCCTCTTGCTCGATCTGACTGATCAGCCCCGGTTCGCCGGGGCTTTCTTTTTTTGGGCGGGGCCTAACGCAACGCCGCCTCTCCGAAGTCCTCTGCGAACGCCTTCTCCGAGCGGTATTCGGCGCTGGTGCGGTAGCTGCCGAGCCAGAGCGCATCCTCGGTGGCGACCTGGTCGCCGGCGGCGATCGCCGCCTCGATCGCGAGCGCGCGGCGGAAGCGCTGGCGCGCCGTTTCCTGCGGACGCAGCTTCGTGACTTTCGGTTCGGGCGCCGGCGCGGCGGGCTCCTCGAGCAGCTCGCGATGAAGCTTGGCCGCAGCCTCGGAGAGTGGGGCCGCCGGCGGCGCCTCGCCGCGGCGCAGGGCGGCGATCTCGGCGCCGGCTTCGAGCGCGGGCGTCGAGTGCTGCTCGGCGCGCTGCGGGAAGGCGACGAGGTTGCCAGACAGCTCGGCCGCGCGCTGGCGGCGCAAATCGAGCACGGTGCGGCTGGTGATATTGCGGCGCTCGGCCCGCATGGCCGCGGTGCGCTGGTCGATCAGGCGCTTCTGCTCCGCTGCGACCGCGGCGCGGATCGCAGCCGGATCCTCGCCAAGCAACTCCGGGCAACGCCCCTCGCCAAGCAGCGCATCCGTCTCCGGATCGTGGCACCAGACGCGGCCCTTATCGGCCGGGTCGAGGCGGACGAACACTCGGGTGCCGACCGAGACGCCCGCGACCAGATAGTGGAAGCCGTCGATCCGGACGCCGCGCTTGCCGAGCGTGCGGATACCGTCCCCGCCGGGCGCGGGCATCAGCAGCACGGTCAATGCCTCGGCATCGACGCGGCGCACCGGCTGGGCCCAGCTCGACGCTTTCGCGAAGGGGCTCATGCCGAGCGCGCCATGGTCGCGCCGGCCATACTGGCCCTCGGCCCAGGCATCACATTCCGCCTGCAGTTGCTCGCCGGTCAGCTCGACGGCGAAGGCCTTGGCGTCGTCAGTCCCGAGCCGGGCGGCGAAGGCGCGGCGAGCCTCGATCACCTTGCGATCGCTGACGCTGTGGCCGATGAAGCCCGGCAGCGTGCGGCCGAGATCGGTCTGGAAGGTCCGAATGACGCGCTCGACCGGCCCCTTCTGCCAGGGCGAGAAGGCGGCCGAGGTGATGTGCTCGATCTGCAGGGCGGCAAACAGGCGGCGTGTCGCCTTGGCAACGAAGTCCGAGCCGTTGTCCGTCTTGACCTTGTCCGGCACGCCCCAGGCGACCAGGGCCTTGCGCATCAGCAGTTGCACCGCCTCGGAGCGCGGCGTCTTCGAGACGTGCAGGATCAGCCGGCGCGACCAGATGTCGATGCAGGCATAGACCGAATGGCGACCGTCGAGGCAGAGCGCATCGACCGGCGACGCGTCGATCTGCCAGAGCTCGTTCAGCGCCGTGGTGAGATGGGTGTAGGAGCCGGCAATGCGGGTCTTCGAGACGAAGGCGTCGGGGTTCGTCAGCGCCAGCAGCTCGGTCTGAAGCTCCGATTTCCAGCGCTTCAACGCGATTTCAAAGGCGCGCTGGCCCGGAAGAGTGCGCAGCTCGCCTTCAAATGCGACGCCCTGCGGATAGCGGCCGAGGCAGGCCTCGTAGATCTGCCGGGCCGTGTAGAGCGGGTTCTGCGCGACGAGCGCGAGCATGAAGGCCTTGAGCTGGCCGTCAGCACCGGCCTCCAGAACGCCCTTGCCGCGGCGCGAGGCCCCCCGATCGACCGCCAGGCGCTGGGTTTCGCCCTCGCGCGAAGCCGTGATCCAGCGCAGCAGCGTGCGTGTCGACAGACGCCGAACCCGTTCGCGCACCCAGCCGGGCACATCCGCCCTGCCAAGGTTGTAGAGATCGACGAAGAGGGCGATCGCGACGGTCTGCTGCAGCTCGGCGGCCCGCTGGAAGGCGCGCAGCGCGCCGAGGATGGCAATGCGCGCGTCGAGCTGCTCTCCGGCTGCCTGGCCGGCAATGGCGAGGTCCGGCGCGGCCTGCAGCGCCAGCGACGCCGCCTGTTCGAGCTGTGCGCCACCTGCCCGAACGAAGTACTCCGCACGCGCCGTCGCTGGCAGCAAAGAGACGTGGTACTCGACACCACCGCCACGGCCGTCACGTTGCCGGCAGA